AAAACGCGCCAGGAAGGCCTACAGGCGATTTGATGGGGTGGGTGGTGCCCTGGTATCAAAAAAAGTTATCCACACTCAAGATCGCGTTTCGCACATGTTGTCCACAGGGCTGCCCTGGGACTGCTGCAAAATGTGGCAAAAGTACCGCATGTTGATAACATGTGGATAACTGCGGGGCTGTGGATAACTTGCTTTCTATCGGTCCAGGGGATACCATTGGCGCGAACACTATCGGCGCGGTCCGATTGATAGGGGGATTGAATGACACGGGTGACGGGTGATGAGTTGATGGCCGCGCTCGCGGCTGCGGAGCGGGAAGTGGATGCGGCGAACGGTCGGGTTGATGAGGATGCGCTGCTGCTCGAACGTTTAAACGCACTGGGCGCCGGCTCCCTTGAGGAATTAGCCGAAGGCGAACAGGCAGCGGTTGCCGTAGAGATAAGAGCCAGGGCAGATGGGAAAGCATGGGGTGCAGGTGGACCAAGACAGAAAGCCCTGACGCCCAGTCAAGTCGCATTTGCCCAGGGGCTCATAGAGGGAAAGACACTTAAGCAAGCGTATCGGGAGGCGTACCCGAACACGAAAGCAAAAGACAGCACCGTGGCCGCTGCTGCGCACCGTCTAAGCAAGCATCCACGGATTGCGGCGATGGTCGGACAGGCCTGGGCTGAGTCCGTGGAAGCGCTGACGGATGACGTGCAGGCCACAAGGCGCTATGTGATCAAAAGTCTGCTGCACATGGTGCAGACCGCAGAGTCTGAATCCTCCAGGCTGAGGGCCCTCGAAGGCCTGGGCAAAGCATCGGGTGCGTTTACACCGGTGCAGGCAGATGCACCCAAGGCTGTCACGCCGGACCAACTGCGCAGGGAGTTGCAAGGGCACTTGCGCCTGATCGCATCCACGCAGCGCACCGGCACCGGTGGACGTTTACACGCCGGGGCGGCGGTCGATGCAGGGACGGGAGGGTCGGACCCCACCGTGCCCGTACCCCCCGCTGTGCGCGAGTGACCACCCGTCTCGCGTGTACGCTGTGTTCCACACAAACAATCCTCCCCAAAATAGAAACACCCCCCCTTGTCCTCCCAAACGCACACCCCCCGGGGGTATATATATTTTGGGATTGCCATTTCCGCGAACATAGGTTAGCATTTAAACGTGATCAGGGATAACGTGAGGATTGAGACTGTGTTGCTGAAGGACTATGCGCATCCGACGATGCGGGCAGAGCGGTGTTTAAGGGAGTTGCACGACGCCGTGTTGGACAAGAACTGGGACAAGGCGCAGGATCGTTCCAAGGAAGCCATTAAGTGGATTTGGGAGATTCAGGAAGCCTTGTATGAGATGAGGAAGAAGGATGCGGCCTAAGGCCAGTTTGACCAAGCGGTGGAAGACCGTCTTGGATTTCATCCGGGCGTATTCCAAGATTCATGGGGTTGCTCCGTCGTACGAGACGATCGCAATGGGTTTGGGGATGAAGTCACGGTCCAACATTCACAGGATGGTCCGTCGGATGGAAGAAGAGGGCTTACTGGTGCGAGAGCCCAGGAAGTTCTATGCCCTTCGGGTTGTGGATGACCGTGGGGTTCTGAAACTGTGAGTTTGCTTACGAAGCAAGAGGTTGCAGGCTACCTGTCCTTGGTGGACCGTGTTCCTTCTGCTGAACGGTCCAAGATACTTTCTCTTCTGGAGATGGATCGTGTCCAGAGGTGTCAGGAGTCGTTCCTGTTCTTTGTGAGGCAGATGTGGCCTGGGTTTATTTCTGGCCGGCATCATCAGATCATGGCAGAGGCTTTTGAGAGGGTGGCTTCGGGGGAACTGAAGCGTCTGATCATCAACATGCCTCCCCGTCATACCAAGTCGGAGTTTGCTTCTTACCTGCTTCCGGCGTGGTTCTTGGGTAAGTTTCCTCAGAAGAAGATCATTCAGACTGCCCACACGGCAGAACTGGCCGTCGGTTTTGGCCGCAAGGTCCGTAACTTGGTCTCTGGGGATGACTACCAGAAGGTTTTCCAGACCAAACTGTCATCCGACTCAAAAGCGGCAGGCCGTTGGAACACGGAGCAAGGGGGCGACTACTTCGCTATTGGTGTCGGCGGTGCCGTGACGGGTAAGGGCGCCGACATCCTGATCATTGACGACCCTCATAGCGAACAGGAAGCCAAGCAAGGCAAGCCTGAGGTCTATGACGGGGTGTATGAGTGGTACACATCCGGTCCGCGCCAGCGTTTACAGCCCGGCGGGGCCATCATTGTGGTGATGACCCGGTGGTCCAAGCGTGATCTGACCGGGCAGGTGATCAAAAAGAGCGCCCAAGATGGCACGGATGAGTGGGAAGTCATCGAATTCCCTGCAATTCTTCCTTCCGGGAACCCTCTTTGGCCCGGATTTTGGAAAAAAGCGGAGTTGGAGGCCCTCAAAGCCGAACTTCCGGTCTCCAAATGGGAGGCCCAGTACCAACAGAACCCGACTTCCGAAGAAGGCGCCATCATCAAGAGGGATCAATGGCAGATTTGGACCCAGGCAGACCCTCCTTCTTGCGAATACATCATCCAATCATGGGATACGGCCTTCGAAAAGACCAATCGGAGTGACTTCTCAGCCTGCACGACGTGGGGAGTCTTCTATCAGGCAGACAAAAACGGGGATGAGAAGCCAAACATCATCCTTTTGGACGCCTACAAGCAGCGTCTGGAGTTCCCGGAACTGAAAAAGAAGGCCTTCGACATGTGGAAGGAGTGGAATCCTGACACTTTGATCGTCGAAAAGAAGGCCGCCGGGTCTCCGCTGATCTATGAACTGCGCAAGATCGGTATCCCTCTTTCCGAGTACACACCGAGTAAGGGAAGCGATAAGATCGCCCGCGTAAACGCCATCTCGGATTTGTTTGCATCCGGTGTCGTTTGGTGCCCGGAAACCCGATGGGCAGAGGAAGTGATGGAAGAAATGGCAGCCTTCCCCAATGGGGACAACGATGACTTGGTGGACTCCTCAAGTCAGGCTTTGATTCGCTTCCGTCAGGGCGGCTTCATCGTTATCGACAGCGATGAAAAAGATTACCCCGTGCAGCCTCGTAAGGTTGCGTACTACTAAGGATCAACATGGCAACCAATATCGACCCGGCAATGGTTCCCCTTCTCCCAGAAGAGATGGGAGATGAACCAATGGTTGAGATTGAAATTGAAGACCCCGAGTCTGTCAAGATCGGGATGGGCGGGTTAGAGATTGAATTGGAGCCTGCGGCTGAAACCGCTGAAGACTTCGATGCCAACCTCGCCGAGTACATAGACGAGGGAGACCTCCAAGGTCTGGCCTCTGATCTGATCGGTCTGGTAGATGCGGACATCAACTCCCGCAAAGACTGGGCAGACATGTACGTCAAGGGACTTGAAGTCCTGGGCATGAAGTACGAAGAACGTGCTGAACCCTGGCTTGGAGCCTGTGGCGTTTACAGCCCCATCCTGACGGAAGCCGCAATCCGCTTCCAGTCCGAGATGATCACCGAGACCTTCCCGGCTCAGGGTCCGGTCAAGACCCAGATCATTGGCGAGATCACCAAGAAGAACGAAGAGTCTGCCGAGCGGGTTCGTGATGACATGAACTACCGCTTGACGGACGAGATGATTGAGTACCGCCCCGAACATGAGCGGATGCTGTACTCCCTTGGTCTGGCCGGCGCAGCGTTTAAAAAGGTCTACTACGACCCAAGCCTGGAAAGGCAGATCGCTGCTTACATCCAGGCAGAGGACATGATCATCCCCTACGGCGCTGCCAATGTTTACACGGCAGAGCGCGTCACGCACGTGATGCGCAAGACCGAGAACGATCTAAACAAGTTGATGGCTGCGGGCTTCTACCGTCACACCGAACTGGGTGAGCCGGTCAGAATCTTCACTGACATTGAGAAGAAGAAGGCAGAGGAGCAGGGCTACACCCTTACCGATGATGATCGGTATCAGGTGCTTGAGATTCACGTTGATTGGAATCTGAAGGGCTATGAAGATAAGGATGATGAAGGCGAAGAGACGGGGATCGGCCTCCCGTACGTCATCACCATCGAGCGAGGTACCGCAACGGTTCTATCTATACGACGGAACTGGGATGAGTCCGACCGAAGAAAACTCAAACGACAGCACTTCGTTCAGTACACTTATATCCCTGGCTTTGGTGCTTATGGCCTTGGCTTCATTCATATTATTGGTGGCTATGCTCGTGCAGGGACCGCAATTATTCGCCAGTTGGTCGATGCGGGAACCCTCAGCAACCTCCCTGGAGGTCTCAAGACTAGAGGTCTCCGTGTCAAGGGCGACGACACGCCTATCGCCCCGGGTGAGTTCCGGGATGTAGACATCCCCTCGGGGGCGCTGCGTGAGAACATCATGCCGCTCCCGTACAAGGAGCCAAGCCAAGTCCTGGCTGCACTCCTTGATCGGATCACTGATGAGGGCAGACGCCTTGCGGCTATCGGCGACCTGAAGTTGTCCGATATGTCTGCCCAGGCTCCTGTGGGCACGACCCTCGCCATCCTTGAGCGTCAACTCAAGACGATGTCTGCCGTCCAGGCTCGCGTGCATGCAAGCCTGAAGATGGAATTTAAACTGCTCAAGCAGATCATCCGGGACTACATGCCGCCGGATTACTCCTACATCCCCGTGGGAGGAGACCGTGCTGCCAAGCAGGAGGACTACGATCTTGTTGAGGTGATCCCGGTCTCTGATCCAAACGCCGCCACGATGGCGCAGCGGATCATGCAGTACCAAGCCGCTCTCCAGTTGGCTCAGGGCGCCCCTCAAATCTATGACCTGCCCAACCTGCACCGGCAGATGTTGGAAGTTCTTGGCATCAAGAACGCAGAGAAGTTGGTCCCGGTTGAGGAAGACCAGAAGCCTCGTGACCCCGTGTCGGAGAACATGTCGTTCCTGACCGGCAAGCCGACCAAGGCATTCATCTATCAGGACCATCAGGCCCACATCGCCACCCACATGGCGCTGCTCCAGGACCCGATGGTGGCTCAGATGATTGGACAGTCTCCGATGGCACAACAGATGGGCGCAGCCATCATGGCTCACGTCGCAGAGCACATGGCCTTTGCGTACCGTCAACAGGTCGAAGAACAGTTGGGCGTGCCTCTCACTCCGCCCGATGCTGAACTGGATGAGCAGGCAGAGGTGCAAATCTCCCGTCTGGTTGCTCAAGCCGCACAGCAACTGCTTCAGACCAACATGGGCAAGGCTCAACAAGCCCAAGCCCAACAGCAGGCGCAGAACCCGCAACTTCAGATGGCGCAGGCAGAACTACAACTACGGGCTCAGGAACTGCAACGCAAGGAGCAGGATAGCCAGCGTGATTTCCAAATCGCTCAAGAAAAGATTCGCCTTGAGCGGGAGCGGCTGGCAGTTGAAACCCAAAAGGAACAGGCCCGTCTGGCAAATCAGAACCGTCAGGCCGACAAGAAACTTCGCGCCGAAATGATTAAGACGGTGATGAAGCCCCGCCCGAAGCCGGGCATGCCCAAACAGTGAGGTTTAAATGGCGACCACTGCGTTTTCCGTGGTATTGAAAGACATTGAGGAGCACCGGGAGTCCATCGCCCGTGCCCTCGTAGATGGTGCGGCTCGGGACTATGCCGAGTACCGCAGTATGTGTGGTGAGGTCCGGGGTCTCTCAACCGCACACATGTTTATCACCGACCTCGTGCGAAAGATGGAGCAAAACGACGATGAGTGAAATCCTCCTGAGTACCGGAGAAGACGCGGTGCCGACCACCCTGCCCGAGACGGCAGAGGAAAAGGCCAAGCAACTTCCCGATCCTTCCACCTACCACCTGCTCTGTGCGCTACCAGAGATTGAAAGGGAGTATGAGAGCGGGATCGTCAAGTCAGGGCAGACCATGCACTTCGAAGAAGTCATGTCCCCTGTACTGTTTGTGATG